GACCTTCGTCTTCACCTTGCGGGTCTTGTTGCCAGCCGAACCCGCATCCGATGCGCTGTACAGGGAGCCGGTCTGGGGGTCGTAGCGCCAGTCGGTCACGTTGCCGTCCGCGTTCCACTGGACGGACGCCGGGTCGCCACCGAGACGGCGCACGGTCTCCTCTGCGATGGCGCGGGAGCGGGGCCGCTTCGATGGCGCGAACGGGATGTAGGCCTCGCCGCCGGTCTCCGGCTCCGCCCACACCCGCCACGATCCGGCCGGAGCCATCTGCGCGACATGGTTCTCGGCTCCGCCGGCGAACCCCCGGACACCGCCGTCGGCGTAGTAGTCGACGACACCGCCGTCCCGCTTCAGCAACGGCACCTTGTAGAAGGTCTCCTTGGTGATGGTGGAGACGTAGTTGGTGGTGTGGTGGTTGGTGTAGGTGTTTGCGGTCTTGCCGTTGAGGTTGTCCAGGGCGCGCCGGACGGAGTCAATGGATCCCAGGGACTGCCCGTTGGCCGTAAAGACCTCGGTACGGCCGTCCTGAAGCTGCCTGGTCTTCAGGCCAACCGCTTCAAGCGCGGCGATCGCGGCCCCGTTCAGGGTCTCCACCACGACGCTCTTGGCGCCCGGGGTAGCCCTGATCTCCGCTTGTACATCCTGGAGTCCGCGGACGGCTTCCTCGCGCTCCAGCCTGACCAGGGTCTTGATGTCACCCGGGACGCCCAGCAGAGTGTTGACGTACTCGGTGGCCTTCTGCTTGTTCCCATCGAAAGCATCCACGGCGAGCCGCATCATGCTTTCGCGGAGCTGGTTGGACTTCCCGGTCATCGACGCCAGTGACTCTCCGGCGGCGATCCCGGAGGCGATCATCTCATCCTGGGATTTGGCGGCTGCGGACATGGCCTGCCCGTTTGCCCGGCCTGCCTCCGTGGTGATGTCGAGGGTGGCGCCGTTCTCCTTGAAGCTGGCGGTGAGGTCGTCCATGGCGGCCTCGAAGTTGATCTGTGCGTCGTACGCAGACCGGTTGGCGTCGTTGAGGGCGATGATCGAGGCGCGCAGTCCGTCCGCCGCTCCCTTCTGCGCTTCCAGTTTCGCGGACGTGTCGGCGGCCGCCTGGCCGAAGATGCCCATCGACCTGGCCGTCAACTCGGCCTCAAACTTGGCATCTGCCAGGGCCGCCGTGTACTCCGGGAACAGGGCCTCGATTTCCTTGGTGGACTTCCCTGTGGCCCGCAGGGCGGCATCGAACTTCTTGAAGTCCTCCGCTGCAATTTCGGCGTGCCCTCCCTTCGCCAGGGCAGCGAACGACTTGTCGAAGGCGGAGAAGTCTTCCTTGGTCGCGGCGAGGCTCTTGGTTCCGTTGACGAGATCGTCGACTTTCCCGGCCACCTTCTCCACGATCGCGCCGCCCGGCGCCAGGTCCATGAACGGCTTGGCTGCGTCGACATCCTTCGCGGCCTGATCCATCAGCCGGATCTTCGCGATGAAGCCGTCCATGTCGCCGAACGTGGCCTTGAGCTCCCCGGAGAACTCACCGGTCGCTGCCAGGCCCTTGAGTGACGTTGTCAGCCGGTCGACATCCGGGGGGGCGCCGCGTGAGATCTCGGCGAGCTTGTTGACGCCCATGGCCACCCCGACAACCGCGGCACCGATGATGCCGAACTTGGCCGCGTTGGGAAGTGACGCGAAGGCTGCCGAGAACCCGGACACGCCGCCGCCTGCTGCCGCGAATGCGGCCTGTAGGGCAATCAGCCTGGCACCCAGGGCCGCGACACCGGCGGACACCGCGGCCGCGCCCGCCGCCGCGAGCTGTATCAGCTTCAGCCCAGCAGCTACCTGGATCAGGGTGCCGATCAGTTCGGGGGGCAGTGATGAGACCAGGCGGGCTACCGCGTTGACCAGGGTCAGCATCGTCGGGCCAGCATCGGCCGCGCCCTCGAACAGGTTCCCGACCGCGTCACCCAGGTTGCCTAGGGTCTCGCGGGCCTCGTCGCCGTGTTCGTTGATGTAGTCGAGGATTGCAGGCAGGGGGCCGCGGAGCTTGCCTTCGGACAGTAGCCGCAGGACGTGGACGAGTTTGTCGCCCATGCTGTCCAGGGTGCGGTCGGTGAAGTCGGCGAACTTGTCGGACGCGGCGTCGAAGCCGGGCGTGGCCACAGCGCCGCCGGCCAGGGTGATGGCCCGGTCCAGCTCCCTCGACATTGACTTCACCTGGGGGGTGAGGTGCGGCAGCAGCTGGTCCATCAGGGCGAAGGAGTGGATCACGGGCTGCATGGTGTCGCCGGACAACCCGTCGGACCACTGCCGGTAGGAGTCCTTCAAGTTGGTCAGCGCCGCGGCCGCCTGCTGCGTCGCGGGTGGGAGAGCGGCCAGCTGCTTCTGGTAGGCCAGTTGCGCCTCGGCTGCCTCGGTGGAGCCGGCGCCGTGTTCACGGACGGCTTCCTGGTACTTCTGCTGGGCTTCCGCGGCCTCGGAGAGGGGGCCGATCTGTCCGGCTACGGCAATCCCGAATGCGGCTGCCGCCGTCCCCGAGGCGGCCAGGATTCCCGGCAGCGGGCCCAGCGCGGTGGTGAGCGGGATGACGGCCGGGGCCAGCAGGAGCAGGCTCTTGAGCCCTCCCGCTGTCCCGCTACTGCTGCTGTTGCTGCTTGGGGTGGTGTTCAGGTCGTTCAGTGCGCTGGTGTCGGGATTGATCCGCACCGTCACGGTCTGGTTCATCGACGCCCAGCGGACCGCTTCGGAGACGTCGCGGCGGAGCTGCATAGGGTCGGCGATGCGGAGGTTGACGGCCAGGCCCTGCCCGGTGTCTGCGTCGTTCAGGGCGGCCCGGATGTCGTTCCGGATACTGTCGGCGTCGACCCGCACCCGCAGGCGGATGTCTCTGCGGGCGGCGTTACGCAGCCGGACGATGTCGCGGCGCAGCGCGTCGACTTCGTCGGACGCGTCGCGGGCGTCGCGGGCGATGTTCCGCAGGGTTCGGGACAGGTGGGAGCCCTGCCCGGTCAGGCGTACCGAGATGTTCCATTCGGACATTGGAGGGCTCCTTCCTCTCCTAGTGGTGGGTGCGCTGGAGTTGCAGGGCGGCATGCACGCTGGTGGGGATCAGCAGGACCTTCACGCCGTGCCCCTCGTCGCCGTCAGGGACTTCCGTCTGCTTGTCGGCGAGGACCTGGCAGCCGATGCAGCGGTGGGTGGTGGCCCGGTAGGCGTCCTCGTCTCCGCCCGCCTGCTCGTCCCATTCCTCCGCCCGGGTGCCGCAGGACGGGCAGACCTGCTTGAGGTAGTCCTCGTGGGCGAGTGCCTTGCGCCGGTCCAGGTCGGTCCAGGTGCCGTCGCCGTGCCCGCGAAAGTAGCTGTGCGGGATCCGGTACTCCCGGCACAGCCGCATCTCGTCACGGAACCGGGCATCCTCGATCAGCCTTTTCCCAGGTCGGTGCGCCGGGTGTGCTGGGCGGACCAGGCCGCGTTCCACAGGTCCTGGGCATCGGCCGGAAGCCATGTGTCCAGGAAGTGCTGGGCGTCCTCGGCGGGCATGCCGTCCAGGGATGCTGCGGAGATCAGCACGGGGGCGAAGGTGTCGAAGTTGAAGTCCCAGTTCGCGGCTTCGTCTTCCTCGGTGGCCGGGTGCTTCTTCTGGAGGTCCTCGAGGGCGGCACGCTCAAGGCCGGTGAACCTCAGGACGACGGTGACGGCATCGTAGGCCTGCTTGGCCTGGTCCAGTTCGGTACTGGCGTCGTCGGCCTGCTTCTGGATGAGCGCGCGGGCGTCCTTGGTGGCCGTTGTGGGCAGGCTTTCCAGGCTGGTGGCGGCGAGTTCGGCGGCCCGTTTGGCCTTCAGGTAGCGGTCGCGGATGTCGGGGTCCTCGCACAGCGCGAACGTCCGCACGGGCTTCTTGACGTTGTCGAGGCGCTTGCGCAGCGCACTCCATCCGCTGTTGCTGGTGGTGCTGGTCATACGGGGCTCCGAAGGGGGAAGGCCCGACCGGGCGCGCGGCGCCTTCCCGAGTCACCGCGGGCCCGGCCGGGGGTCTATTGGGTGTTCTACGGATCAGGGCGGCGGTCAGGGGCCCGGGACGGTCTGGTTGAACGCCGGCCGTGCGGTGATCGTGAACTGCACGGTGACCTTGGCGGCCTCGTTGTCCGTCGTGTAGGCCTTGCTGTTACTGACGACGGTGATCGGGAAGACGTCCATGCCCTTGGTGGCGGCGGCGCTGCCCTTGGAGAAGATGACGATGTACCCGGACGTGCCCTTGGCCAGGTCGGTTTCGATGTCGTCGGCCGTGCTGTCCTCGTAGAAGGTGAGGCTGGAGTCGGCTGCTGAGTCGTCGCCGCCGATCTTGGAGACGAATGTGGACGCCATGTCGGGCGTCTCGATCGGCGTGTTCTCCAGCGACCAGCCGTCGATCGCGCTGATCTGGCCGGTGTAGTCGGTACCTGCGGTGATCTCGGCTGCGGTCGGCAGCAGCGCCGTCGACGCGATCGTCGGAAGGAACGAGATCTTCGTCAGGCCTTTGCGGTTGAACCTTGCCATGAGTGTTGGCCCCTCGCGGATAGGGGCCGAACGTGGGGGCCCCTGCTACACGTGTTGGTGTGGCGGCCACCCGATGGGGGTGGCGTCCGCGTGGGGTCCCGCCGCGGTGCGGTGTATCAGTGCCGCCCGTTTCAGGCGGTCTTCACCAGGTACAGCCTGTACCGGATCACTGAGGTGATGATGGCATCGTTCGGGTCTCGTGTTCCCCCGGGTTCCCGGGCCTCACGCCGCCAGCAGTCCACGCCGTCACCAGCGTTCAGGGTGTGCGCGTATCCGGGGCTGCCGTCGGCGGGGCGTTCCACGACTTTCCAGCCCTTGTCGGCGAGCCACTGGGCCTGCTCGTCACCGCCGCGGCTGTCCGGCACACCAGGTGTCGGACCGGACACGAAGGTGGCCTGGTAGCCCACGACGATGGCCTTGTTGTTGTCGGCCAGGGTGCCGTCGTCGTCCAGCCGATCGAGGGGGTCGAGGATCGTGTACGGGGGCTGCACGGGGTGCCCGTTGTCGTCCAGGGGCACGGTGCGGCGCCCGACCGGCCGGCCGGTGAGCGTTGCCAGCAGGGCCGTCAGACCGTCGGTGACGGGAAGTCTGTCGATCACGTCAGTCTCCGAAAATCCGGTCCAGGGCCTGATGGAAGGCGCGTTGGTACTCGGGCGACAGTTCGTTCACCGCGGGCTCCACGTGCGGGAACGGGGGCTGGCGGTAGAAGCGGCCGAGGGAGTCGTACATGTTCATGAACCCGTACTCCAGGCGGCGCCCCTGCGGCTCCCGGGTGCCGACTTCAGCTCCACCGCCGTCAGGTACCGGGAACGGCTCCGACTTCCACGACCCCCGGTAGTCGCCGCTGATCACGTTGGGGCCGGGCCTACCGGAAGCGTTCTCCATGATGAGGGCGCGAAGCAGGCGGCCCTGCTGCTTCACGGTTCGGTTCGTCTCCGGGCCTACACGGTCAGCAGCCCGGTCAAGACGTGGTCCGAGGTCGTTGAGGTCCATCACGTCTCCCCGACACCGGCGATCTGGTCCAGCATGGTGATACGGACGACCCCAAGGGTTCCGGCGATGGCCGGGTCCTGCACACGCCACTGCCGACCGAGCAGAGACAGATCCCCGCCCGCGTGCACAGTGACCACGGTGACAAGGGTGTCCTTCGCGGCGATCGGCGCGGTCAGGGGCGTGAACATGCGATACCGGGAGCGGGTTTCCGACACCCACGGCAGGTTGCTGTTCGGGGTGGAGGCGGTCACGTCGGCCGTGTACGCGCTCTGCACGGCGCCGATGCCCTCGTACACCAGTTGACCTTCCGGAACCTGGTACAGGCCGGTGTCGGCGTCGAAGACGGGCGGACCGCTGGCCGGGGTGGTGATCCGCACCGTGTCCATCAGGATCAGGCCTTCGATGACCGGGACCAGACCCGACAGGTCGAGGCCGGCCATCAGGATCCTCCCCCGCCCTGCGCCCACTCGGTGAGCGTGGCCAGCATGGCCCGCGCCGTGGCGCCCTGCCCTCCCCCGTAGTCGGCGCGGTTGAGCGCCTCCTGGTCAAGCAGGGCGGGGTCGACCTCGGCGAGGAACGCCGCGACGATCTGCCCCGGGCTCTTGGTGACGCCGACGGCGACCCGGGCCAGTCCCTCGAAGGCGGCGCCATCGGGCTGCCGGGTGTGCACGACCAGGGTGGGCAGGACGCCGCCCTGGATGTCGTGGTGCAGGCTGTACCCGGTGACCTGGTCCGGCGGTAGCGAGACGCCGTCCAGGGTGATGGTGGCGTGGCCGGGCTGGGCGTCGATACGTACGCCACGTGCCTGCGGCTCAGCAGGAGTGTCGGTCACGCGTCACCTACTTCTTCTTCCGGCTTCGGCCGGTCTTCTTCAGGCTCGGGAACCGCTTCGTGACGGCTGATCGAACGGCTTTTTGCTGCGCTTTCGTTCCGTGCTGTCGGACCCTGGAGAGCGCCGCTTTCGCGTGGGCCTTGTCGTGGATGGGGTAGGACCGCTTGGACTTGATCGCGAACGAGGACTTCGGGAGCTTCTTCCGCTGCTTGGCTGTCAGCCTCGCCATGGCCTTCTCCGTCCGGCGTGGGGTCGGCCGGGAAGGGTGTCTTGAGTGGGACGGTGCGCTGGAAGGTGACCGCTCTACGGGTGAGCAGGTTCTGTTCCTTCGCCCCGTCGGACCGGGTGAAGTACTGGTGCAGCACGATCACCTGGACCAGCCACGGCCCGCCATCATCGGCGCTCTCGGGCGGACGGAACGGCACGGTCAGGATGCTGATCGGGTGGTCGGCTGATACGTCACCGGGGGCTATGTCGTTGGCGGTCAGCCATGCGGCGATGAGCTTCCGGCGCCACTCGGGGAGTCGGCTGCTGCCGTCGTGGACGGTGTAGGCGGGAGCGTCGGTCACAGGGGGGCTCCCGTACGGATCTCGGTGCGCCCGATCAGGTCCAGGCGTGGCAGCAGCTCCCGTACGCAGTGGGCGTGCGATGTGGGGTGTGCGAGTGCGTCCTGGACGGTGCGGAGCGTCCTGTTGGCCTTGTCCTCGTCCTGATGGTCACGCCACCCGCATCCCGGCCCATCGCTGATCTCCACCCACTCAGTGCCGAGTTCGTCGAAGGCGGTGCGTGCGGCGGCGGTGTTGGCGGTGGTGACGGCTTGCCAGGTGATGGCGGCGCGGGCCCAGGAGTCGACGGGGTGGCGGGCGTTGTTGGCGTACACAACGGTGTCGAGGGGGTGCTGCTCTCGGAGGGCGGCGATGTCGAACGTGCCGCGGGTGGTGTCGCGGGATGCGTCCTGTGCGGCGCGGAGGAAGACGCGGGCGCGGCGCAGGGCTTCGGTAATGCGGTTGGTGAGGTCGGCGTAGTACTGGGCCGAGGCGGCGGTGATGGCGGCCTGGTGGCGGGCGGTCCAGGTGAAGGTGGATTGGCGGCGGTCGGCGTTGTCGAGGAGGGTCCAGGCACCTTCGCGGTAGATGAGGGGGAGGTCGGTGGAGGCCCAGCGTTCGGCGAACGCGCCGGCCGCGCGGGCGAACGCGCCCAGGGATGTGTTGAAGGCGGCGATTGCGGCGCGGAGGCGGGCTCCGGTGCCGGACGACCGGCCTGGGCGGATGCCGGCGAGGGCGTTGAGGAGGCGGGTCTGGGCGATGGTGAGGATGGACCAGGCGCGCTTCAGGCGGTCGACGGCGTCGGTGATGTAGCCGAGGAGGCGTTGGCGGAGGGTGCGGCCGCGGCGCCGTACGGGGGTGGTCATCGCCTTGGCCGTTCGACGAGGCGGGCGACGCCGATGTAGGTGGTGTCGGATCCGGTGCCGGCGGGGTCGTCGGGTGCGGGCGGTTCACCGGCTTCCAGGAGGGCGATCTGTCGCTCGAGCGCTTTGATGTTCTCGGTGAAGGCGACGGAGACGACGCTGGACACGTTGACGCTGGCGGGCTGCTGGATCAGGGCGGCCTTGCGCTCGTAGAGGACTTCGAGGGCTACGGCGCGTGCGGTGCCGAGGCGGGTGTAGCGGGTGTCCAGGTCTGCGACTGGTGTGGCCGTTCCGAGCTGGGAGAGC